CACAAAGACAGCCTCCGATGCACGATTCTAAGCGATTGCAGCAGCAGAAGGTCGGCCTAGTTTGGGTACTAACAGCGTGATACGCACCAACTCCAAGGTCATGGATGAAAACATAACCTATACTGGCAACGAGAACGGATCGTCCGTGGGGCCTATTACTGTGGCATCAGGTAGGGTAATTACAGTAGCATCTGGAAGTACGTGGGTGGTCTTATGAGTACAGTCAAAGCAAACGATATAACAAACGTCACGGGTGGTATTCCTACTGTGAAGTCACAGCAGTTAATACCTACGGCTTGGGTCAATTTTAATGGCACAGGTACAGTTGCCATACGAGATTCTGAGGGCGTGAGCAGTTTGGTAGACACTGCTACAGGTTCTTACACAGTAAATTTTACTACTAACTGTGCAAATACTAACTATGTTGCTCTTTGTAACTCAGGAAATGAAAATACAGGAACAACAAATGTTCACAGAATGAATTGCTTCAATAGACAAGTTAGTAATTTTAAAATAGAGAACTTTGATGGGGCAGTCAGTGCTAGTTCTTTACCATTGTTAGACCGATTGGCTATTGACGTATTAGTAATGGGAGGCCAATCATAATGTCTACAATAAAAGTAGGTACGCTCCTAGCAGCAGACGGCAGCACAACGACTCAGCCGAGCATACCAGCGTTAGACAAGCGTATGGCAAAGGCTTGGGTTAACTTCAATGGTACGGGTACTGTAGCCATAAGAGATGATTATGGTGTATCAAGTATTACAGATATACAAGCTGGTCAATACGTGGTGAATTTTACAACTTCTATGTCTGATGCTAATTATATGGTAAGTGCCACTGCTGGTAATAACGATTCAACATATACTGAAGACGATGAATCAGATCATGGCGCGCATACTGGGTTAAGAACTACAAATGGTTGCAGGGTATTTGAATTTGACCACGATACTGGTGGAACAGGACAAGATGCTAATTACATTGGCGTACTTGTATTTGGCTCATAACTAAGGAACAAACTAATGAAAATTATATATCAAGAAGCAGACGGAAATGTTTGCGTAATAACACCAGCAGCGAACTGTTCCTTAACTGATTCAGAGACTGCTTTAAAAGACGTACCAACGGGCTTGAAGTTTAAGATTGTGGACGACTCAGTAGTACCTTCAGACAGGACATTTCGTAACGCATGGGCAGTTGATGAGGCTACGTTAACGGATGGGGTAGGTGCATGAGTAGCATAATTAGAGGTGATGATAATCTTGACTCGGCTACTGCGGGTGCTGGTGGTTCAAATAGCTTTATAGCTAAATTAGCTAGCACTCAAAGCACATCACAGAACACTTGGACAAAAATGAATATGTCTAATGAAGCTGTTGATGTAGGTAATAATTATGCCAACTCTCGTTATACAGTTCCAGAATCAGGTGTTTATTTTGTAAGCATAAGTGTTGTAGTCCCTAGCATGACTTCTGCTGCTGACCAAGCCTATGTAAGAGTATTTGTAAATGGCTCTCAATCAGGTGTAAGCGATACCACAGAAACACTAACTGGAAGTGCCGCTGGTGGCAACAATTTGCAATGTCAAATGGTTGGCTTAATGTCATTAACAGCAGGTCAATACATTGAAGCATACATTTACCAATCAGGGGGAACCCGTGTATTACCAGTAGTCGGTAATTCTTTTTCGGGCTTTAGGCTTTCTTAGGAGTGAAGATGATTACAGCACAAGGATTAAAACAATTGGGATATACACCCGAAGTAGATTTTTCACTACAGAATGATGGCGGTGATACATATATAAAGTCTTGGATTTCTAGTGATGCTCAACCCACAGATGAAGCTATTGAAGCAGCCGAAGCTGTATGGCAAGCAGCCTACGATGCCCAAGCATACGCACGTTCACGCAAGGCAGCCTACGACTTACTCAACCAATTTGAAATGCAATTCGATGATGCTGCTAACGGCACTACCACTTGGATTGACGCAATCAATGCAATTAAACAGGAGTTTCCTAAGTGATAAATATCGACATGAACAAGGCAAAGGCAATTGCACATGGCGCTCGTAGAGCAGCACGAAACGCAGCCTTTGCACCACTAGACATCAAAGCAACTATACCTGCGGAGAGTGAAGCAGCCGAAGCAGCCCGTGCAACCATTCGCACTACCGATGCAGCATTGCAAGTAAGCATGGATGCAGCCTCAGATGCAGATGCACTAAAGGCTTTGATGCCAGCAGGAGAATAGCCCATGACCAAGGCAAGAGAGTTATCTAATTTTGCATTAGACGATGTACCTACTATTCCCAGTTTTGCAGTAGGTGGGACTGTTTCAGAGTATGTTTCAAGTGGAACTACATACAGAGTTCACACTTTCCTTGCAACATCAAAGCTTGCCTTTACTGGAAGTATAGCCTGTGACTACATGATTGTAGGCGGTGGCGGTGGTTCTGCACCTGCTGAGGGTTCTGCTGGTTCTACTGGTGGTGGCGGTGCTGGTGGTATGGTTGTCGCAACCTCACAAACAATAACATCTGGAAACTATGCAGTTGTAGTTGGTGCTGGTGGCGCAGCAGGTGCTAGTATTTACGCAGCAGGTGCAAATGGTGGTAATAGTTCCTTCAACGCACACACAGGGACAGGCGGTGGTGGTGGCCCAGACTATGGTACACATGGTGCTGCTGGTGGTTCAGGTGCTGGTGGTTCAGAAAATCAAACGACAGCAGGGGCATCTAACCAAGCATCTTATTCTGGGGTTACAAACGTATCAGGGTTTGGTAATGGCGGTGGTTCTGGTGGCTCATATCCTAATGGTGGTTCGGGTGGTGGCGGTGGTGCTAATGCTGCTGGTAGTGGTAATGGTGGTGCTGGTGGTGCTGGCAAGACAAACGCATTTAGAACAGGGTCTAACGTAACCTATGCGGCTGGTGGTACTGGTGTAGAAGGTAACGTAAATGGTGTTGCTGGTGCTGCGAACACAGGTAATGGCGCTGGAGGTGTTTCAACGTCCTCTGGACATAACAATAATGCTGCTGCTGGCGGCTCTGGAATTGTAGTTATTAGATATGCCGTTTCATAATAAACAAGAGAGGCTATAGTATGACCATAGAGTACAGAGGTGAGAAGTTCTCTGGTTACAACAGCCCTAAGCGTACACCTAAACACGCTACAAAGTCACACGTAGTACTCGCCAAAGAAGGATCTACCATTAAGATGATTCGCTTTGGTGAGCAAGGGGCTAGTACAGCAGGTAAGCCCAAGGCAGGTGAGAGTGATAAGATGAAAGCCAAGCGTAAGTCATTCAAGGCTAGGCATGGTAAGAACATTGCTAAGGGTAAGATGTCAGCAGCATTCTGGGCTAACAAATCAAAATGGTGAGGAGTAAGTAATGTCATTATATGGAAACATAAACAAAAGAAAGAAAGCTGGTACTAGTAGAACTAAAGCAAAGTCCACTGTATCTCCAAAGGCTTACAAGAATATGAAGAAAGGATTTAAGAAGTGAAAGATGTTAAGCACTACTTAAAGAATGGTACAGAGTACAAAGGTAAGACGCACAAGCATACGTCAGGTAGAGTTATGACAGGTGCAAAGCATACTCCTTCTAGTAAACCTCTAACCCATAAGAAAGCTAAGAAGTAATGTGGTCAATAATCCTTGCAACAATGTTAGCCAATGGTGAGCCTCAAGTTCCATTGATCATGTCTAGTTACAGTACGTTTAATAATTGTAGAAAAGAGTTATTACGTGTAGCTAAGATAGGAGGGTATGAACCTGTTCTTAGTCCAATGGTAGGGTATGCAGTGGTTAAAGTGGAAGATGATAAAACTAGCACAGCATTCTGTGTAAAGAATATGCAGAGTATATAATGTGGTCTACTGTATCGGAAGTCTATCCCACCTACTTCAGTCCCTCACAGGCTCCACAAGGCTCTGTGCTGGTCGCTGAACCACAAGTAATACGTAGCTATGACTATAGACCAATACAGCCTCAGAAGCCACCATACGAGCTTACAGAGGATTACTACTCAAAGAGGTTATGGGTATGTTAGCTGAGTTAGCCATTGCCAATGCTGCCTTTGCAGTTATTAAAACTACTCTTGCTAATGGTAAAGAGATTGCTGATGCTGGATCTTCATTAACTAAATACTTTGGTGCAAGCCAAGCTATAGAGCAAAAGGCTAAATTAGGAACTGGTGATGTACTAGCTGCCTACCAAGCAAAACAGGCTATAGAGCGGCAAGAAAAAGAACTTGAGTGGATGCTAAACAAGCAGTCTATTCAGGGCTATTATAAGTATTGCCAGTTTAGAGATGAGTTTTTTAGGAAACAAAAAGCTTTAGCAGTTAAACAAAGAGTAAGAGCTAAGAAGATAAAGAGTAACGTAGAGACAGGGTTTTTAGTAACACTATTAACTGTTCTTTTCCTAGCAGCATTCGTTGGTATGTTAATTTATATAAAAGGGAATTTGTAAATGAATGATCGAGAGTTAACACAAGCAGAGAAGAATGAGATAGCTGAGTTAGCAGCAGACAAAGCTTATGAAAGGTTCTACCTTGCTGTAGGTAAGTCAGTTATCAAGAAGATAATGTGGATCATTGGTGCTACTGCTGTAGCTTGTTGGTTATATTTTAATGGGGATATATGATGGGCTTTGAGTTAGGAAAGAATAGTATTAACAACATGGCAGGAATAGATGATCGACTCATTGATATTGCAGAACTCGCTATCACGCTTAGTCCTATTGACTTTGGCATTCCCTCTTCTGGTGGGCTTCGCAGCACTGAAGACCAAGCTGCATTGTATACCTCTGGCAAATCTAAGTGTGATGGACGAACTAACAAATCATATCACCAAACAGGGAAAGCCATTGATGTGTATGGTTATGTTGACGGAAAGGCAAGTTGGGACACCCTTCACCTTACCACAATCGCCACTGCTATGCTGCAATCATCCGCACAACTAGGGTATGAATTGAAATGGGGTGGGCTGTGGAAGAGTTGGCAGGACATGCCTCACTTTGAGTTGAGGGATTAACATGGGATGGCTCTCAGGATTACTCAGCCCTATAGCAAGTCTAGGCAACACTTACTTAGAAGGTAAGAACCAAGTAGCCAAGGCTAAGTCAGCAGCAGCTATTGTAGGCATACAAGCAGACGCAGATGTTAAGACAGCAGGAGCTAGGGCAGCAAACAAACTAGCTGATGATGGTCAGACACAGGACTTTAACTTAGATCTAGTAGCAATGAAGCAGATGGATAAGTCCCTGCTCGATGAGGTAATGATTGCCCTTCTGCTAGTTCCTATTGCAGCTTCTTTCCTTGGTTATCAAGAAGAAGTAACAGCAGCCTTTGAATCATTTGCAGTAATGCCAGAGTGGTATCAGTACTTAGTCATTGGTGTGTACGTTGTTAAGTTTGGTATGCGTGGTTTGTTAACTAAACTAGTCTCAGGAAAGTTAGGTAGTTTAAAACTAAAATAGTAGTCTATTTACTTTTGATTAAAAATATGGTATAATATATGAATTACTTAAATGCAGTAAACAAAGTTCTAAAGCGTTTACGAGAGCGTCCTGTCACATCAGTCTCTGATACTGAATACAGTGAACTCATTGGAATGTTTATTAATGATGCTAAACTTGAAGTAGAAGAAGCTTGGAACTGGTCAGCCCTCAGACAATCTCTAACTGTTACAACCACTAGTGATGTGTTTAACTACGAGTTAAATGGTACACAGAATAATGTTAGTGTTCTTTATGTAACCAACGTCACCTCTAATGCTTTCATGCAGTATCAATCTGCTGCTTGGTTTGATGACAAGTTTCTTTCAGCAACAGTTGCAACAGGAACACCTTCCAACTATTCTTTTAATGGTGTTAGTACTGATGGAGATACTCTAGTAGATATTTATCCTAAGCCTGATGGTGTTTATACATTACGATTTAACGTGGTTGCTAGGACAGCAGACCTTGAAGCAGATGCTGATAAGTTTAATGTACCTTCTCATCCAGTAGTTATGTTGGCCTATGCTAAAGCTATTGAAGAGCGTGGTGAAGATAATGCTCAGACAGGTAACACAGCATTCGCAAATGCACGAGCACTACTGAATGATGCTATCCAACTCGATGGTAACAAACATCCCGAAGAACTGATCTGGACTAGCTAATGACAAAGCAATTACTCTCAACATCAATTGCAGCCCCAGGTTTTTTTGGTTTAAACACACAGGAAAGTAGTATTACTTTAGCCAGTGGTTATGCCTTAGAAGCTACGAACTGCGTCATTGATAAGTCTGGACGATTAGGATCTAGAGAAGGTTGGATAGATAGGACTACAGCGAGTACTGCTGTTAACCTTAAAGGACGACATGAGTTTGTAAACAACGCAGGGGTATCAGAGTTCATATCATTTGGTGATAACAAAGTATACTCAGGCCTAGCTACACTATCAGACATAACAAACTCTGCCGCTATCTCAGCAGACAACTGGCAGTGTGCTACTTTAAGTAACAGAGTGTATATGTTCCAACGAGGCCATCATCCATTAGTAAGAGAATCAGGTGCTGCTCTACAAAGGATTGATGCTGCTACCAATGCTGCTGGGACTCCACCTCAAGCTAATGCAGTGGTGTCTGCTTATGGTAGGTTATGGGCTGCTGACATTACAGGTGACAATCATACTGTGTACTGGTCAGACTTAGTTCTTAATCATGGTGGTGGTATTAGATGGACAGGTGGTACTAGTGGTAATCTAGATATAGCTACATCATTCACTAAGGGTGGAGACTCTATCACTGCCTTGGCTGCATTCAACGGCTATCTAGTTATCTTCTGTAAAAACTCTATTGTTATTTATCAGGACTCAGACACAAGTAATAATCAAAGCTACTTAGTACCTACAGATTTAAGACTAGTAGAAGTTATACATGGCGTAGGTTGTGTTGCTCGTGACTCAGTACAGAACACAGGTGCTGATATTCTATTCTTATCTAAATCAGGACTACGTTCATTAAGTCGAGTAATACAAGAGAAGTCTGCTCCTATTGGTGACTTGTCTGTTAATGTTCGTGACGAGATTACAGCACTAGAAGCTACAGAACCTGTTGAGAATATCAAGAGTGTATACTCTCCAGAACATGCTTTCTATTTATTAAGTTTTCCTACTAGCCAGCAGATCTACTGCTTTGATATGCGAGGTAAGCTAGAGAATGGAGCAGCAAGGACTACTCGATGGGCTGGTCTATCTCATAGGGGAATGATAAGCACTACTGATGGACGATTATTGTTTGGCCAAACTACAGGCATAGCTGAGTACAGTGGTTACCTTGATGATGACGAAACATATCGTATGCTTTACTACACAAACTACTTTGACTTTGAGCAGCCCACTACAGTTAAGATACTGAAGAGTGTGGGCATCACATTGATAGGTGGTTCTGGTCAGGCGTTTACAGTTAAGGCTGGTATTGATTACTCAGATGAGTACAGGTCTTACAATGCTACAGTTAAACAGACTGCTCTATCTGAATACAATGTTGGTGAGTATAACATTGCTGAGTATACAGGTGGTGGAGGCACTGATCGAGTTAAGCTATCCATTGGAGGTAGTGGTTCAGTAGTTCAATTAGGTTTTGAAACAGAAATTAGTGGCAATGAAGTTTCTATTCAGAAATTTGATTTATATATTAAAACAGGCAGGGTCATATAATGAGTAACTATACAAAGTCCACAAACTTTGCAACTAAAGATTCCTTGTCAGCAGGTAATGCTCTCAAGCGTGTTAAAGGTGCAGAGATAGATGATGAATTTAATTCCTTAGCTACAGCAATAGCTACTAAGGCTAACTCAAACAACACAGCTTTAACTGGTGCTCCTACTGCACCTACTGCATCGTCTGGTACTAGTACTACACAGATAGCTACTACAGCTTTTGCTCAAGGAGCAGGATTTGTAGCAGGTACTGTTATGGTGTTCCATCAAGCTGCTGCCCCTACAGGGTGGACTAAGGTTACCACTCACAATGATAAAGCATTACGTGTAGTGTCTGGTAATGGCGGGGGTAGTGGAGGTAGTACTGCATTTAGTTCTGCTTTTACTCACACTCATGCAGACAACTTTAGTGTAAACAACCATACGATTACTGTTTCTCAGATGCCCTCACACACTCACGGATGGACTGGTTCATATGGTACTGCTGACGCAGATGGAAGTAGTGATCGTAGCTCAGGTGCTGGTGCGAGTAACTCTTATCCAATAGTTACTAAGCTAGAATATCAAGGTGGTAACGCAGGACACAATCACGGGCTATCTGGTTCAGTAACTAGCCAGACTATTGCTCCCCACTATGTTGATGTGATCATTTGTTCAAAGAATTAAAATATGAAAATTGTATTAACCTGTCCTCTAGGACATACGTGTGAGAAAGCAGTTGATGGGTACATTGAAAGGTGTGCTTGGTACACTAACATCAAAGGTAAAGACCCACAGTCTGAGGAGATCATTGATCAATGGAAATGTGCTATGACTTGGCAGCCAATTCTTTTAGTAGAGAATGCTCAAACAAATCGTGGACAGACACAAGCTTTAGAATCGTTTAGGAATGAAGTTGTAACAGGACAACAGATTCTTGATCATAACAAACTAATTTCAAATAGAGGTACAGTATAATGTGGGGACAGATTGCAGCAGCAGTAGCACCATCATTAATAGGTGGGTTATTAGGTAACAAAGGAGCTAATGCAGCATCACAAGGTGCTCAACAAGCTTCTCAAATGCAGATAGATGCAGCTAACAAAGCATACGAAGGGGGTACATATAAACCATATGGTGTTACCTCTGGACTAGGCTCTTCTCAGTTTAACAATGGTCAGGCTAGTTTCTCACTAGATCCTCGATACCAACAAGCACAGAACCAGATGCAGGGACTAGGACAACAAGCCTACACTGCTGCTGGTGGTGACTATGGTCAACTAGCTAATCAGTTCTACAACCAACAGCGTGAGATGGGTGCTGGTAGTCGTAATGCTGAAGCACTAGCACTAGGTGGTTCTATGTTTGGCTCTGGTCGAACTGGTCTAATGTCTAGCGGAGATGCTCTAGGGTTCACTGGTGGTGGCATGATGTCTCCTGATGGTACTGGATTTGCTCAGGCATTTGCACAGCAAGACTCAGCAGATCGTTACAATGCACAGCAACAAGCACAGCAGCAAAGGGAAAGAGACATTAATATTGGTAACAGTATGTTCAATCAGTCTATGGGTCTTGATGCAGCAGGTATGGAGCAGCAAAAACTAGGTGGCATGTTAGGATCACAGCAATCACAAGCTAATAATGCTGCTGGTGGTAACTTAGTCTCTGGTATGGGTGGTGGTGCAGAGTCTAGGCAGAACCAAGGTCTAGCACAAGCTGGTAAGTACACAGGTATTGGTAATGCACTAGGTAATATTGGTTGGGATAAGATAGGCGATCAGGTTGGTGGCATGTTTAATCCTGTAAGTGACTCAGATGTAGTCAATGCTTATGCTGGTAACATGAGTAGAGGTGGTGGACATCCTTCTATGGGTGGTTATTCAAACAATGGATACACCCCTATGCCTTACCTAACAAGTAATCAAGGCATGGGTGCTAACTACACTGGACGGAACTACTAGGAGAATATTATGGCTAGTGATGTAATGAGTTTATTTGGTTTAAATCCTAATGCTTTACAACAGCAAAGGACTAATGATGCAGTGACACAAGCTTCTGCAATGAATCCTTTCTTTGCTGCTGGTGCTGCTGGTGGTGCGCTCATGGGACAAAGTGTTAACTCTGCCCTTGGTCTACAGACACCAGAGATGGCACAAGCAGAGGGTGTACAGGAGAGCTTAGAGGGTGCTGACTTAACTACTCCAGAAGGTATGCGAGATGCAGCTAGTAAGTTAATGCAAGCTGGTGATTATGCTACAGCTATGGACTTGTACTCAAGGGCGAGTAGTATGGTAGCAGCAGAGCCTACGCCTGTGGCTGCTAAGAATAGCACTACAACTGGAACAGCTAACTACACTTTAAGTGATGACTCACAAGTACTAGGGGCTGTTAGAAATGGAGATCTTATGTACTTGTCGGAAGAAGGCTGGAGGCCTATGCCCTCTGGTGCTCAAAAGACTGTTGCAGAAGTGAGACCTAAAGATTCTGATACTGATCAAGGATCACTAGGGGATTCGTACACTCTACAAATGGCTGAAGACTTAATAGTAAAAGCAGGACATACAGGTACTACAGGTATTACAAATACATTTACAGATGATTTAAGTGCTATTGATTCTCGTGCTATGGCTAATTGGATAACAGGAGAAGTGTCTCGACTTAGAGAAAAAGCTGGTGGTGGTCTTTCTCAGAATGATGCGGTAGCTGCGGCTTTAGCAACGGCAGAACTAGGTATAGAGGGAGAAGGAGGATTTAATACTAAGGTGTGGAACCCACCTAAATCTTCTACTTCTTCAACAGGTAAACCAATACTACTATCAACTTCTGCTCAATCATACGTGAACCAAACTAAATAGAAGGTAGTGTAATGGCACAAGAATATACAGAAGAACAGGCAATGGGTGCTATAAAGAATGCTCATGCTGCTGGTGATAATGCTGCTGTTAATGAATGGGCGGCTTACCTTGATAAGATGAAAGGCATTACTTCTGAGGCTGCTCCTCAAGAACAGGTTGAGCCTGAGAAGGAAGAGACATTTGGTAGGGGATTCGTAGAGACTAAGAGCATGGTTCAGAATCTTAGTGACATAGTAGGCGCAGCTACTGGTATATCTCCTAAGTTAACCTATAGAGATGAGGATGGTTATGGTCTTGGTTACAGTTCAACAGAAGAACAATATGGTGAGGACTTTGGAGACTTATCTTTTGATGAACGAAGAGTACGGATCAATGAACGTGATGCTGCTGAGGTAGAGAGGCAGTATCCTAACCAAACAGGTAGTACATTCGGTAGTATAACAGGTGCTGTTACTGACCCTTCTATAGCCCTTCCTATAGGTCAGACTTATAAAGCTATGGCTATAACTTCTGGAGCATTAGGAGGAGTGTATAGTGCCTCTGGTCAGATTATGGAAAAAGGTGAGGTAGATCCTTTAGAACTTGGAGCACATGTTGTAGTAGCTGCTGTTGCTGCGCCTGTTTTGGGGTATGGTATTGCTAAAGCTGGTGAGAAAATATCAGCTAAGATGCTACCAAGGCAGATAAATAAATCTAACAAGTTAATGGATGATCTAAATCAAAATATAGAACATGCTTTTGCTACTGCTCCTGATGCTTCTAAAATGACTAGAGCACAGGCACTAGATATAGCATCCAAGAAGTTAAAACTGTCTCAAGAACAGATAGATAAGGCATCTAAATTATCTCAAGTAAGAGTAAGGTATCCTGTTAAGGCAAAGGCTATGGAGATGCAAGCTGCTCATAAAGAAGCAGGTATGTTATCTCAGTATGTTGAGAGTATCTCTTCACGTATAGGAACAATATCCCAGCCTGTATTACAAGTTATGCGTAGGCTTGAGAAAGACTTATTAAAGAACACTCAGGCTAGAAAGAATCTAGTCTCTCCTTTAGACAAAGCTCTTAACGTATATGATCCTCCTGCTCGTAAAGTAATTGATGATCTCCTGTTAAATGGGGACTACAAAGCTGCCTCAAAATTAATGAACAGAGGAGGTAAGGCAGAACTGTCTAAAGTTCAGAAGTTAATGAAACAAGATACTGCCCGATTAAAATTAATATATGGAAAATCGTTTGATCCGAAACGAAATTACTTCCCTCGTAAGGTTAAGGATTATCAAGGTCTTCTTGCTGCTATAGGACGAAAGAGTTCCTCTGCTCAGTCTTCTTTAGAGGCAGCAGTTATAAAGCTTCTTGAAAAAGAAGGTGTTAAAGACATATCTCAATTATCTGATGATGCTTTGACTAAGGCTGTGATGCAATCCACTAACAAAGCATTCCCTAAAGTAGCTGGAGGTAAGGGAATTACATCTAAGAGAAGTCTCCAAGATGTTCCCCCTCAGTTGACCCAGTTCTATGAGAACTCAAGTGTGGCTATGCTTAAATACATTGAATCTTCTACTAGGTTATTTGAGAAGACTAAGGTCTTAGGTAAGGGGCAGGGTAAAGTACCAGATAAAAATGCTTTATTGTTTAGGACTATAGCAGATGAATTAAAGTCAGGTAAGCTAACATACAAAGCAGAGGCTGAACTTAAAGAACTAATACGATCTCGTTTTACTAAAGGTGAAGAGGCTATGGCTTCCTCATTAGCTGCTATTAAAGACATTGGATACATGTCAACACTAGGTCAAGTAAGATCCGCAGTTACTCAGCTTAAAGATATTGGTACGTCTGCTTACTTACATGGAACGATGCCTACTATTAAAGCCTTGTTTAAATATAAGAGTACTAAGGTGCAGGACGCTGGTCTTGTTGACACTGTATCAGCAGAGATGCTTAACCCTGCTGGTACTAAGAAGTGGTTAGACGGAGTACTAAAGTATAGTGGCTTTAGATTCTCTGATAGGTTTGGTAAGAAGGTACTGGTTGAAGCTTCTATGATGGCAGGTAAGAAGTTAGCCTCCTCTCCTAAAGGGGTAGTGAAACTTAAAAAGAAGTATGGTGCTGCGTATGGTGATGATTTTGAGCAACTTGTTACAAGCTTAAAGAATGGTACTGATGATGAGCTTACAGAACTCTACATGTTTCATGAGCTATCCAACACACAACCTATTTCTCTATTAGAAATGCCCAAGAAGTTTCTTGATGTTCCTAATGGTAGGATAATGTATTCATTAAAATCATTTGGCTTAAAGCAACTAACCTTAATACATAATAATATTATTAAGAAAGCTAAAGGTGGTGACAAAATAGGAGCTACTAAAGAAGCTCTTAAATATGCTGCCTTTATAGGGATAGCTGGTGGTACTGTGGACGAAGCAAAGGGGCTTATGAGTGGTCAAGAATTTAAAGTATCAGATCTTCCTGACCACATACTTAACAACCTAACATCTTTATTCTTCTTAAACAAATACGCATTAGGGGATATACAGAAAGGAGATCTTACTGCTTTTGCAGGAGACTTAGTTGTTCCTCCTGTACCACCTGTAGAGGCGGCATTAAAGCAAGTGTTTGGCGATAAGAAAGAAGAAGTTTTTGGTGAGCCAAGTACAACAGGGGCTGCTGACTTAATGAAGACTATGCCTATTGTTGGTAGAGTACTATATGATTGGGTTCTTGGAGGCAAGGAGAAAGCTATTCAGAAAGATGAGGATGAGGCAAGGAAAGAAATATTCGGGGAGTAACAAAGGGGACTAGTTGTCCCCTATAAAGTTTCCACTGGAAACTATTTACTCTTCTTCTTACGGACAGGCTTGACTACAGGTATAGGAATACCAGTGATCATGCTCTCTAGTTCCTTGAACTCATTAGGTAGTAGCTCCACTGTAGTCCCTGTCGTGAGGACAATAGACTGATAGTGGAGTACTACTACATGGTCAGTATTCAAGTACCCTGTCTCTATCTTCAGCCACTTACTCATGATTCTCCATCCAATCTTCAACCATCATATCAATACAATGACGAGCCTTAGCTAAGTCCTGCAAAGCTGTGCCTTTGTCTTGATACCTAGTGACATACTTGATGGCTGTATGCTGCAACGCATTCAAGTTGTTAGACATAGAGTAGGTCATTGGCTGTATACTGAGCTTAGTATAATGATTACCTCCAACCTGCTGATCTGATGCTAACTCAGGGGTAGTCCATAGATCCTCAATAGCCTTATTCAAAGGCTTCTTATCTAAGGCGTAGTCCAAGTCATTATCTTCCCAGTTACTGTATGGATTATACGTCATAATCTATCTCCTCTATTTCATTCTCTAGTTCTGAGAACTTATTAATAATAATATCCTCATACCTATCTACTAGGTGGTGACTCTCTAGCTGCAAGAGTTCTAACACATGAGTTTCATCCAACGCTCGTAAGCGTTCTTTCAATTCTTCTAGTGTCATTGACATAGCGTTTCCTTAAATAGTTCATGCTCACTGGCATCTCGTCAAAGCTACCATCCTTGACATCATTCATTACCCACAAGCCACGCCATGATCCATTGGTCTGAGGTGTCAAGTACTCTTCATCATGTTGATAGTAAATACCAGCAAAGAGTCCTGTCATATTTAAACCATCAGCCCTACGTGCATAGGCTATGTCCCTGTCTTGAACATGACCCATAACACAACTCATGTGCTTCTTAGTGAGCAGCATCTTAGCTGAGGCAACAGGTCTACCCATCACACCTGACGTAAAGTAATGACAGTAGGCAACACCATCCACAACGATAGGATCTAAGAACTGTTTGACTTCCCAGCCATTCAGATCAAAGTCGTTATAGCTAATCAACCCATCAAGCTTAGGATCATTCTCAGCAGCCCTATTGATTCGATCCTCATGGTTACCCATTAAGAATATCATACGAGGGTTCCATTGCTTCTTCTTGTTACGAGTCAGCCTCCAGCGTTCCTCCAGTATAGGCTGCATGAGAGCCGCCATAGCCTCGTTCCCTGCTTGTATGTCCTTGGTATACCTTCTACCCTCAAAGCTCTTCTTACCTACGTCATAGGAGCTTAGAGAGGACATATCCCAGTGATCACCTAGATGGATAATAACATCAGGCTTAGTATCAGCAGCAAACTTACCTGCCCATGTCAAATGATCATAACTTGTGTCAGGTTTAACCTGTGTATCGGGTATGATTAAATGTTTCATTTCTTTTTCCTATTCAAAGTTCGGAGTTCTCTCTCATCACGAGTCTTTACTCCATGACAGGCCCAGCATAGAACCTGATAACCATCTTCTTCTAAGAACATACGATTGATGTATGTATTCCAATCAATGAACCCATCCTTGGGACACACTACAGGATCAATGTGATCCACTGCTGCATTGTTTTTCCTACGTGACTGTCCCTTATCAGGAGGCAGAGTAGCAGGGCCAACAGTACCACAGCAAGCACATAGGTACTTCCCTGTAGAAACTCTAGCAGATTTCTTAACATCAGCCTTAACACCCCACTTACTGTGTGCTCCGCGAAGAGCAGAGATTATGAAAGACTTGTGTCTAGCTTCTGTCCATCGTCCGTTGTTACGGGTCTTGGCGGTTGCCATATCTCATCATCCTGTCTGCGTAAGTATAAGAGAATACCATTCTCAATAGCCCTCTCTTCACTGCCTAGTTTATCAACACATATATCATACATCTCAAGCTCAGTCTTATCAGCCAGTAACTTCTTAGCTTTCACTGGGCCTATACCAGCTACACCTTTGATGTTATCTGCACTGTCTCCTACAAGGAACTGCATGTAGAAGTTGAATAGACCTTCCTCTTCAGTAATATAATATTTATTCTTCTTGACAAAGTTATAGTGCCAACCAGCGAACTGATCGAAGTCTTTGTCTAGAGATATGGCGATGGACTTATCACCTTCCTGTGTTGCACGTATTGCTAT